AAGGCGGCACTTTTAATCGTGGTCGTCATGTTACTGGCTCTGGTTATGAGCGAGACGCCAGAAAATTTAACCTAGCAATGCTATGTGGTTGGAAAGTATTTTTGCTTACTTCCCAAACGGCCAAAGAAATCGCCTGGCTTGAGAAGATTGCTGCTGTTCTGAGAATGCCTTAATGGCTTCACCGGCTTCCCCAAGTAAGGCGTCTGCCGCTTCAAGATCCATTTGTTGAATCTGCATTGCTTGACGCAGCTCAAGATTTTCCTTGACAAGCGAAGCGGTGGCATCTTGCATGTTACTCCAGCCCTGCATCATGTTCCATGCCACTTCCTTTACCTTCTCAATGTCGTTACATTCGTCTAAAGCCTTTTTATTTGCAATCAGGGCAAAGTCCCTTTCCATGCTCCGCTCAAAAGGCCCCATGGCAGTAATGTAGTCACGTCCGTTGTAGCTTAATGCTACTGGAATGGAAAACATTCTTGACATAGGGCTCCCGTCGTTTGCTTTAGCCTAGCGATGCAGAGAAATGGCAGGCAGTTTGTTTACGCAGTGGACGATGGAAGGAAAGCCGAAAAGCTTGGTACGGCTTCCTTCAGAGCCCTCCCGAAAACGCCAGTGTCCCACATGTGGGAAGTTGGGCAGACCGTCGTGTACGTACAATGTACGGCTGCTGGCTGGATGCCCACGAGCCTCTTGGGCACCATCGCTGCCATCGTGAAAGATGGAAGACAAAGCAAAGCCCGCATCGTTTGGCACGCTGAAACGAAGGTGGCACTTATTATTAGCTTCCAGAGGCTCCGCCCTTTCCTGCTGGTTCATGACTTCCTCTCCTCTTCAAACCATTGATCCCCTCTGTGACGGTATTAGCTTTGTCAGGCTCATTGATTGGATGGGAACTTCGCTTGACATCGTTTGTGATGCGCGGCAAAGTTTCGATCAAGCCTCTTTTCAGTGGACTGATCAAGATCAAAAGCTTCTTAACTATTTGGTGAAGCATCAGCACACTAGTCCCTTTAGGGGCGCTGTCACGAAATGGCAAGTGAAAGCTCCGTTATTTATTGCTCGTCAATGGTGGAAGCATGTCATTGGTGGGACGTATGCCAATGATCAACTTGGCTGGAACGAAAAAAGCTTCCGCTATTGCGAAGCAGACGACGAGACGTACTACATGCCTCGTGAGTTCAGGCAGCAAAGCGCCAGCAACAAGCAAGCCTCTGCCGGCCCTCTAGAGCCCTCTATGAACCGAATGGCGATGATCGAATACGCCAAGGCGCTAGAGCAGGCCAAGCAGGCTTACAGGGCTCTTCTGACGCTAGGCGTGAGCAAGGAACAAGCTCGTGGAATTATGCCAATGTCAACGTACACAAGCTTCACGTGGACCTGTAGCTTGCAGGCCCTGCTGCATTTCCTTTCATTGCGCGACAAGCCCGATGCCCAAGGCGAAATCCAATGCTACGCTCAAGCCTTGAGCACTCTCGCTCGCCCTCTCTTTAAAGAAGTGTTTCAAACATTTGAGGAAAATGGCAATGCCTTTTGAGCAGTCTCCTGAAGCTTTCCATCCAGTGGAGCGTCCCTCTCATTACGCAAGTGGAGGAATTGAATGCATTGAGGCACTTGAGGCTTGTTCTTCAGCCGAAGGATTCCGCACTCATCTAAAACTTACCGCTATGGCCTATCTTTGGCGGCATGAAAAGAAAGGCGGTCTTGAAGATGTACAAAAAGCAAAGTGGTACATCAATCAGCTTATCTTCGCTCTTGAAACTGATCAAGAGCGCGAAGCTCTTGCTGTCATTGAAAATAACATTGACAATGGCTGTAAAGATGGCGTATGTCCCATCCCTGGATTTCGTTACGATCTTCCTCCAAAAGAAGGCGATCTATTCGCGCCAGTAGATAAAGCCTAAGCTGCTTGCCATTCCGTATAACAAAAGCCCCCAGAAATGGGGGCTTCTTCTTTTGACGGTGGAATGTAATAATCACGCTTCTCCGCAAAAGCTTCAATATCCTGCAATGAAGTGTGGGCGCTGACGAAGCTATTGTGATGCACCCACGCCAGCAAAAGCTGCTCTCGTTTTTCGTTCCAAAATCTCTGTGGACGCCACCATTCAAAGATAGGCTCCGCTCCTTTTAGAAGATTGCAGGACTTGCAACTTGGCACTAAATTATATTTTGCAAAATGAGGGCCGCCTTTGCTTTTTGGTACAATATGGTCAATAGTTAGTTTCTCATTCCATTGCCCGCAATATGCACAAGCACATTGCCCGAGCGGGCCTCTTAGCGGATAGTCTTCAAAAATACTCTTGCGAAATCTGCGTCTTGCGTCTCCGGGGCGAAGTTCAATGAGGGAATACAATAGCTCATCGGGACCATTCGCTCTATGCATGGTGCTATTAAATTTTCCTGCAAACAATCTAACCGGCAACAAGCGAATAATGCGCCTTTGCTAATATAAAAATTGCAGGACTCTCCATGGACTCATTTAAAGAAGGCATGGCCAATTTCGTGGCCACAATCACGGCTGGCATGCTTCTTTCCACGGGAGCAATGCTTATCACTGTCGGCAATCAACAGGCAAGAGTGGCAGTACAGATTGAAAGTGTCACTGAAAAACTTAGTGCTCTTACGGACAAAATGAGCGATATTGAAACACGAGTGCGCAGCCTTGAGATTAAACGCTAGGCTTTAAGAAACTCTCTTAGAGGACTAGCCATGTCTGGTGCAGAATGGTTCGTTATTGGTGGCATTATTATTGCCGCTGCTGACCAAATTCTTGATCGTTCACCCTGGAAAAGCAATAACGTGTTGCAATTGCTTCTCGAAGGTTTGAAGACTGTTTTCCGCGTGAAGGACTGAAGCCATGACGGCTTCCAATAGGGCATTCTGGGATACCTGCTATACCATTGCTCGAAGGCATGGCGCGCGTTTCCCAGAATTAGTGGCAGCACAATGTTGTCTAGAAAGTGGCTTCGGGAAGCATACATCTGGCACTCATAATTACTTGGGACTAAAAGGCGATGGAACTAGGACCACTACGCAAGAGTGGTATGACGGTCAATGGGTGACAATCAAAGCAGGCTTCCTTGATTTTCCAAGTCTTTCTGCTTGCATTGAATATCTCATCACGCGATGGTATAAAGACTATCGTCAGTTCAAGGGCGTTAACAATGCCCCTAATCGTTACGCAGCGGCACGCATGCTGAAAGAGCAAAGCTATGCCACTGATCCAGAATATCCTGCAAAGCTTTCAAAGCTTATGAAGGAATATGCCCCAGAAACCACGCAATTTACAATGATTGGCCCTAAAAAACGTCCTCAAGACTTTGGTTTTAAAGCTGGCGATTCGCATTTAATTGTGAACGATGCAGTAGAAACCATGAAAGCTTTTTCCTATGAAGGAAAGCTTTTGTGGGAAATCCCTTGTCTCGCTCGTGGACAGTATAGTGATTTTGAATGGCGCATCCAAAACAGTGATTGTCCTCCTGGTTTGTATAAAGTTGGCGCTATTTATCGAGACTATGACAGAGTGGGTGACAAGCCTGCCTATGATCGCACGCTTATGGCTTATGGTTGGTACAGTTTTGACATGATTGATTTAGAGGGGCAGGAGAGAGATAATGGAAGGGCTGGTATCATGTTGCACGGCGGATCTAGTGCGCTCGGGTGGCCGGGCGCATGGGCTCCAAATCAAAAACTAATGCCAACGATGGGTTGTTGTCGTGCTCGCAATATTGATTTGCGCGACAAAATTTTACCATTAACAGAGAAGGGAGCTGTTTTTATTAGCGTTTTTCAAGAAGGTTAAATATGCTTCCAGCGTTCTCGCCTAATAATTTTCCCTATAGTCTGTTTGAAACAGCCCCACCAGCAGGTGCCAGTGAGGCTGTAAAGGCGCTAGGAGGAGAGTTGCGAATTACGTACCAGCTTCCCAGCTCAGAAGCGCCCTGAGGCGCTTCCATTTAGCAAGCTCCTTCTCGTGATAACCTTCCCACTCGCTAATAGCTTCGCTTAGCCCCTTGATGGCAACAGCCGGATCATCGTCCGTGAGCAGCTCTTGAAGAGCCTCAGAGATGTGATCCACTTGTTGCTTGTACCATTGGTCCTTAAAGGCATCCATGGAAGGAAAGACAAGAGCCCTTAGCTTAGCTGATCAAACCACTTCCACCCAGCCAATCATGCCTAAAGCTTTAGCGTTCACGTCAGTGTCCACGGTAAGAATCAACGTGTCGCTTTCGCCAGAAGCATTTTGCCCCAGTGCCAAGCGAATGGCTTCTGCCACTGCATAGTTATTAGCACTGCCCTGACTGACAAAACCAGAATCAACCACAGTGCCCCCCGTAGCAGTGCCGCTTGTCGTCACTTCTACATTGCCCCTACCATTGTTGGCAGCAGTCCACGTTACGTCAGAAAGCGTAGGGTTTAACCGTAGTCGCCACAACACTACGTCACTAGAAGCAGTGGTTGTAGAAATCCTCACGGGAAGAATGACATTACCAGTGCGACCACTGGCCATACGAATGCCAGCAGTAATGCGTTCTCCAGAAGTGTTGGGTACTGTTGAAAGACTATGCGACACTGAATAAATGGCACCATCTGGCTCGTAGCCGCCTTCGCTCAACAAGCTACAACAAACATGCTTCATTGTCGCTGAAGACGTTTGAGCACTGGCGTTATGAATGCGATAGGACAATGGCAGGATAGCTGTTGTCATATAGACGCTATCCAATGCATTGAAATG